GGGCGGTCAAAGAGGAAGTGGCGGGATTGCCTGATCCGAAAGGCCATGAGCCCGGAGATGGCGACGGCTTTGCCGCTCCGCCAACCGACAGCGATGCGGCCACCGCGCGCGCTTCTGCTGACGACAAGAAGATGCGCCAGAACGGCGGAACCGACGGGAGCTCGATCCCTGATGGGGACTCCGGCCTGAGCCGTCTCGGAGGTGTGCGCAAAGAAGGTGACGCCGACATCGGCAAGAAGGGCAAGGGCAACAAACTTGCCGACAACGAATCCGGCGCGGGAGCCATGCAGGCTGCCGGCCAGGAGAAGGATCTCAAGGACGTGACCAAGTCTGCCGACATTCTGACCGCTCTCGCGGACCTTAAGAAGTCGGTCGATGAGATCGTTCAAGAGGTCAAGAAGGAAGTGAGTGAGCTGAGCGCACGCGTTGACCAAGTGGCCACTGTGGCTCGCAAGGCCGACGAGGCGTTGCACGGAGTCGTGTTCAACGACGCGGGCGGTGATCGGACCTCGGTTGCGAAATCCGAGCCGACGCCTCCGCCTCTACTGGACACCGCCTACTCCCGACGCGAAGTCGCGTGAGTGCGGAGATCAGACCGCTTTTCTGAATTGAGAAGGAAGTGAACGATGACCACAAACAGCAGCCTACTCCGCAAGGCCGATCTCGCGATCGAGGACCTGCGCGCTAATGGCGGTGAGCTAAGCCCCGAGCAAGGTGCGGCTTTCATCCGCAAGCTCATCAAGCAGCCGACGCTCATCCGGCAGTGCCGTGTCGTTGAGATGCTGGCTCCAAAGCGCAAGATCAACAAGATCGGCTTCGGCTCCCGCATCCTCCGCAAGGCGACTTCCGGTGTCGCTCTGACCGAACAGCAGCGTTCCAAGCCGACGACCGAGCAGATCGAGCTCGATACCAAAGAGCAGATCGCTGAGGTCCGGTTGCCCTACGATGTTCTCGAAGACAACATCGAGCGGGCGATGGCGGCCAACAACGAAGCGGCCAACACCGGACCCGGTGGGCTCCGCCAGACGATCATCGACCTGATCGCTGAGCGCGCCGCGCTCGACATGGAGGAGCTGGCCCTCCTGGCTGACACCGAGTACACCAATGCCCTAGACTCGGACGACGAGGACTATCTGTCCCAGCTCGACGGCTGGCTGAAGCGGGGCTCGGAGGACGGTAACGTCGCTGACGCTGAAGGCCAAAGCATCTCGAAGGAGATCTTCAAGAAAGGTCTCAAGACGATGCCGAGCCAGTATCAGCGCAACAAGGCTTCGCTGACCCACTTCGTGTCCGTGAATAACGAGACGGAGTACCGGGATACGCTGGCCGACCGCGCGACGGCTCTCGGTGACCAGATGACCCAGGGCACCAGCCCGACCTTCGCTTACGGCTCGCCCGTGCAGGGTGTGGCTCTCATGCCGGAGGACAAGGGTCTCTACACCGATCCGCTCAACCTGATCTTCGGCATCCAGCGCCAGGTGTCGATGGAGTTCGACAAGGACATCACGGCCCGCGTCTACATCATCGTGCTCACCTGCCGCATCGACTTCCAGATCGAGGAGCCAGAGGCTCTGGTGGTCTACGAGAACATCGGCCAGTCATGACCTGGAGCTGCAATTAATTGCAAAACGGAGCTGGATGAAATACTCTGGCTCCGTTCTTTTTTGGGAGCTAGGAGAGCGTTATGCCGACAGTCAAACTGTTGAAGCCTTTCCGCCTCAGCACGATGGGGCGTGTATTCGAGCGTGGCGCCGAAGTTGACGTCGATCTGGCGACAGCCCGTGCGCTCCATGGAAATCCGAGGTTCGAGGTCAAGGGCCTGCTTGAGGCCGTAGAGGCTGCCGCCAGGGCCGAGGCCGTTCGCGAAGCCCAGAATGACACTTCTCCCGAGGCGCCAGAGAAGGAGCTCAACGACGGCAAACCGGTGAAGCCGGCGACCAAGGAAGAGCTTTACGCGGCGATCCGCGAGGCAGCCGATCAGCTGGACCCGGATGATGAAAGCAATTTCACCGCCACCGGTAAGCCGCAGGTCGTCGCCCTGGAGAAGATCCTCGGGTACGACATTTCGGCCGATGACCGGGATCACGCGATCATGGGCACCATGCCCGGCAAGCTCGACGAGGGCGAGGACAAGGGCCAGCGCAAGGGCGGTGTGAAGATCATCTCCAAAAAGAAGAATGAGACCGAGGAAAAGGACCCGTCGACGTCCGGTGCTGTGGAGGTCTAAATGCTCCTCGCTTCCGTTCAAGGCATCCGCGAGAGCCTTGGCTTTGATGACATGACCGACATCAATTCTGCGATCGAGATGGCGTTGCACGCTGCCGAACCGCAGCTCGCGGCTATTCTCGACACGTCCTTTGAACGGAGCGAGGTCACCGACACGTTCTGGGTCCCGGCCCCAGGTTTTCGACAGGGCGGCCACGTCAGAACAGAATTTCGATTGAGCCGGGGTCTTCTGGCTTCGGCTCCATCCATTTCAGCCAGCCCCATCGCCTCGCTCAGTCCATCCGACACTGACCTCTCCTCGGTCATGAAGGTGGACCATGAGAAGGGTGTGGCTCGTGACTGGACGACGCACTTCGACAATCAGTACGTCACCTTCCACTACCAGTCCGGCTTCGAGGTCGATCCAGACAACGATCAATCCTACAACCTATCGCAAGTGCCGAGCTGGCTTCAGGAGGCTGCGAAGCTCAAATGCCTCTTGCATCTCGCCGGCAACCCCGCCCTGACCGAGGCTGGGATCAACCTCGACAAGAAGGTGCTTGAGGCACAATACACCGCGCTCATCAACAAACACATTCGCTACGCACCTACGGCTCTCTTGCCTCTGTGAGGTGTAAATGGCCGGGACCGAATATACCGTCCGCGTCGAATACCGGGGCCGGCGTTACTGGAATGCTCGCAAGGCTCTGGAGGAGACTGCCAAGCGGCTCAACAAGAATTGGGACGGGACTGTCAAGGTCGTCAGCAAGGAGCTCCGCCAATACCTCGAAGAGGTGGCCGCCGAGATGCGCAAGCGTCACGGAAAACGNTGGCCNGNCGGCACGACNNACAAAACCCTCTCCAAGCGCAGCGGCAAGCTCATCGAGTCCATTGGCCGGAGTATTCAGGTCAAGGGTAACACCTTCCGGTCGTTGCAGGGCTACATCTCCGTAGACTTCCCAGGCATCGTTCACGAGTTCGGAGCGACAATCAAACCGAAGAACGTGAAGTATCTTACTGTCCCCCTGCCGGCCGCGCTGACAAAGAAGGGTACTCCGAAAAGGAAAAGCGCCAGGCAATGGAAAAACACGTTTGTTGCTAAAACTGAGGCCGGCAACCTCATCATTTTCCAGCGCAGGGGATCGCAGGTCATACCGCTTTATTTACTGAAAAGCAGTGTGACGATCCCGCCCCGGCTGGGTCTCCGTGAGACGGTGCAAAGCGGCGTCCCGAGATTTTTGTCTCGCGCCATGGACGCCATGCTTAGGGAGATCATGCTGTGACGCAAAGCATCCGGCACCAGATCCTCGACCGCATGGTCGAAGTCTTTCAGGGCGTAAAAGAGCCTGAATGGCCGATCCAGTTCTCCATGGTCGAGCTCGGGCCGCTCGCGGACGAAAACCACCGCAAGCGGTTCTCGATCGGTATCGTACCAGGACCCGAGAAATACTCGGACACTTTTCCTTTCATCGTGCGCAATCTGCGGGTCGCAATCGAGTTCCGGGTGACCGTGAACCGCGATGACCCCGCGCCAGGTCAGTTGGCCGAGCAGGTGCTCACTGTCATCGAGCGTGTTGTGATCGCCAACAGGGACTGGGGCGGTCTCGCGGTGGAGACCAAGTTCCAGGACAACGAAATTGACATGACCACCTACGGGGACAAGACGGTGATGGGCGTGCTCTGGGTCGAAGTGCAATACCGGCACCATCATCTCGACCCGAGAAATCCCAACCCCGGACCCTAATGGTGTCTCCTGTAATCCACCGCCTCTAGCTTTCGTTGACCCGGCAAGCGGGCAATGCAATTAATTGCAATGCGGAGCTGGGCGTTTCCAGCGCACCCGAGCAAGAAGGAATGGTGCTCCGATGGCTATCAAGCTGCACAAGAAAATGTTTTCCGGTGCCGGCAAGGTTTACGACGGCACGCTGGCGAAGATCCTGATGTCCCTCGCGCAGAACCAGGCGGTGATCGCGGCTGCGACGGTTACCAATCTCACCGACAATGGCGGCGGGACTGCCGACGGCAAGATCGAGGCCCCGGTCGAGATCGACAATCACGTTTTGGACAATGATGATTCCGTAGCCAAAGAGGCGCTTGAGAGTGCTTTCGACAAAGTCGTCGACGCGCTTTCCGAGGTCATCGAACAACTCAATAACGTCCGCGAGGTCGTGCCGGCGTTTGACGAGCTCAACGACCGGACCGGTGGGACGGTGGCTGACGGTACTGTGAGTGCCATCACGAAGTCCTTCTCGGGTACGGGGAGCTCGCTTGCTTCCGCCGTGGGGGCTAGGGCGGTTTACGCCGCGCTGATGGGTGCCATCTACCAGGCCGCTTACTTCGTGAACCTGGCTGCCAAGGCAGTCGGTGAAGATGAGATCGAGCTGCCGGCTGGCGTGGTGCCGTCCGTCTCGACCGAGTTCGTGGCGATCGACACCGGCACGGGCGATGCGGTGAGCGGGGCAGACAACACCGACGACAACGCCGCTGTGTCGGTGGACGACGCCGAGGCGATGATGACTCACCTTGCCGATGCGGTGAAGGAGCTGACGGCGACCCTCAACAAGGTCACGTCAGGAACGCCCACCATCGAAGTGGTGGCTTCCTAAGTTTCGGCAGCCTGATCGCAGAAGGAGATCACCATGAGCGTGTTGCTGACTCGTCGGGCTGTCGTCCAAGCAGCCATCGAGGACACGTATGGCACGCCGAAGACCATGACCGTCAATGACGGTGTTCTGGTCTCGGAGCCGACCTATACGATCGACCCGAACGTCCTTGAGCGGAACTATACGCGAGACAGCCTCTCGCAGACGCCGCACATCATCGGGCGCAAGCTCGCCAGCATGGAGTTCACGACCGAGCTCCGAGGCAATGGCAAGCAGCACTCCGGCCAGCTCGCGGATGCGCCCATCATCGCGCGGCTGTTCCGGGCCTGCGGCTATGAACTCAAGTCGCAGACCAATCCCTGGCTGAAGGGTGTTTTCGAGGTCGGGGCTCACAAGAGCCGGGTGAGCTGGAACGGGGACGTCACTCTGGCCGACAACACGGACGTCATCTGCTACTTCATCGAAGTGGTAACCGGTGGCGGTTCGGGTGTCGCCCAGGTCGTCATCAACTCGGATGTCGAGGGAGAAAGCTCGGGGGCCAGCGCGGCCGTCAAGGCGACCGGCTCGATCGAGTTCTCAAGCCAGCCTGACCCGTCCTCGACCATCACTCTCAACGGATCGACGGTGACCTTCGTTTCGTCGACTCCGGGGTCGAATGAGGTCGAAATCGGACAGGATCTCGCTGAAACGCTCGCCAACCTGGTGGACTTCCTGAACAGCTCGGCAGACGCCGAAATCTCGAAGTGCACCTACTCGGCCAGCGGTGGCGACACCCTCCTTATTGAGTACGACACGCCAGGCGCGGCTGGTAACAGCTTCACCCTCGCGGTTCACGCCGACAGCAATGGCACGGTCTCGGGCGCGACCCTCTCGGGTGGTGCGGATGCCACGACCGGCCACACGCTCACCTCGGGCAGCCCGCTCAACGTCGGCACTCACGGCCTGGTTCTCACCCCGACCTTCACGGGCGATCTGGAGGAGGGACAGAAGTGGGTCCTCTGGCTCATGCCGAAGGGTCTCGCGCTCAACCCGATCTCGGACAACTTCGAGAGCCTTACGCTCGTCATGTACAAGGATGGCGTCAAGCACGTCATGCCTGGTGCATTCGGGACCTTCGAGATCACGGCCACGGCCGGCGACTTCGCTACCATCCAGTGGACCTTCACGGGTCTCTGGCAGCAGCCCGTCGACGAGCCGATGCCCACGCCCA